CATTATATAATGCTCCTAGGTTGTTGTGCCTTCCAATTATAAATATGTCTATTTCAAACTCCTCCAGCATTTCCTGTAATTCCCCCAGCCACTTCCCACCAGTCATACTGGAAAGTCACGGTGAATTCTTCAATTTGATCTGTTGCAGACCAATCAAGATCAATAGGAGCAATTGCTGACGGAAATATACCGTTAAACTGATAAGTCCTAATAGGTGTGCCAGTTTTCGAGAACTGTGTCACTTGTGCATTTGCTTTGTACAGCAAAGGCGAAGCAGCACCGAACTGACGCAAGTTTCCCTGAAGAGAATTGATCTTGTTAGACCATTCTTCCATTGCATTACGGATCAAAAAATCTTCATCGTTGATTACTGTAACTGACCAATCAGCAAACGTGCGATCGCCGGCCATTTTAATTCTACGACCAAAGTAAGGAACTTCAATAATACCCAAATCCGATGAAGGAATTTGAGCAGTACGAACTAGGAAGGGAACCTTGATATCAGCAACTGAATTTGCTGGGTTTTGAATCGTCACTTGAAAAAGGGACTGACGAGCTCCGCCAAGTGTTAGTTGACTTCTAATTTCATTGATATTGAACGCCATGGATTAATCTCCTTTAGTGTTTGCGTATTTATAGTAAATCTATTACGCAGTAACATGCTTACTAGATCTTCTAAAAATAAATTTCCTTTATTGTTATTTATAATTACTTCACTGACGGAGTCAATCGGCTTTGGTGCATATTCTTGACCATCGAATTTTACCGCAATCCCATATCCTCGAGTATCCATTTTCGAGGGCAAATGTGTGCTCAGTTTTGTCAGGAGGGCATCCAACAAACCTTTTCTGGAATCGCTGTTTTGGAAAGCGGCGCTGGCCTTTGACATAATAATAATCACATGACAACACTTTTTCCTTTGTGAATCCAAGGTGTTGATATACTTCACCCGAAGCATATCTGTTATCAGACCACGTGATTAAATTGCGGTTTTTCAACTTTTCATGCTTCAATGCATAGTCAAATAATTTACTCGGTCCGCCCACAACAACAGTGTTTAATTTTGTTGCTAACCGCTGTAAAACTAGTTCTGATGCCTTTAATCGACGAGGATGATCACCAAAGCTCATACAACTAACTAATTCTTCACCCAAAAACAATCCAAATGCTATGTTTATTTTGGTTGGAGCTCCTTGAATATGGCATGTGTTGAAAAATTGTTTAGCTACGGAACTCTCAACAACACGAATGTCACATTTCCGTGCACCTATTGTTTTGGATTTACCGAGCTTGTTTAGAATCATTGACTCAACAATTGGTCGCTTCTCAATCCACTCGTCCTCAAAAAGGGTCAGTAAAAATATTCCTTCATTCAACGCATATTGATGTTTAACGACGTGGTACACCATTGGCAATCTGCTTTCGTTATGCCAATACAATCCACAATGTTCGATAGCAAACTTCTTTTCTGGCACATACACATCAAGTTCAAATCGGTTTGGTAAAACAGACCTTGTTTTGATAGGAGCAAAACCACACGAAGCAACAAATTCTGTTAGCTGTATTTCTGCTTTTGATGATGGTGAAGAGCTGCTAAAGAGTTTTTTCTCAATTTTATATTGATCAAACCATTTTCCTATGATAACATCTGACACACCTAATCTTTCTGATATATCTTTCAACGACATTTGATTATGGTGATGCATCGACAAAAGCTGTTCGCGTGTCACCTTCAACTTTCGTTTTTTTCGGTGCCTTATCGGTGTGATGTTGTAAAACTTAAACCATTGATCAACATATCGTTGTGCTGTGTTATAAAGCTGTGATATTTCTTGGATAGTTTTTCCCTGTTTATGGTTCAAATCAATAAGAACGCTTGCGTCTGGCCTGTTACGATCTCGTCGTCCTTGAAATTCTATAGAATGTTCTCTAAACCATCTTTTGACAACTGGCCCGGTCACATTAAAAAGCTTTTCAATATCTACTCTCGACTTTTTTTGCACATAATGCAAGTCGATTAGAACATCTTTTGTTGGAGTTTCGTATTTTGGAGTAGCCACATCATCACCTTTGTTGAATATTAATGATGTATATAGGTAAAAAGAAAGAGGTGTTTTAAGCCTCTTTCTTTCGACTAATTAAATCAACGCGTTACTAAAACTTGCCCACAACTTCGCTAAATTCGATACCTGTACGTACTGCTACGAAGTTTAGCTGAATGAAGTTAATCGAACGTGCAGGTTTAATGTAAATGTCCCCAATAAACTCATTGCGGTCAATTACTTCCCCTGTGTTGTTTGTTTCATCGCACACCACTTTGAAGTCGTAAATACCACGGCGACCTTGAACATCACGCAAGAACGGCTCAACAAGATTTCTAAACTGTGAACGTGTGAAAGAATCGTTGAATTCAAACAACGTGAATTTCGCTGCAGTTGCAATTGCCTTCTCAAGAACAATGAACAAACGACGCACGTTAATCCGATCGAATGCACTTGGTTTTGAAAGCATAGTCTTGTCACCAAACAACACAGTTCCTTGACCTGGGAATGTCACAACAGGGTTGATGCCACTCTTGTAAAGGATGTCGCGGTTTGCTTTGTTCGGATTATATGCAAGTTTGATAATGTTCTTGATTTGACCACGATTCAAACCAGCTGGCGACCACCAAGGATCACGTGTCTGATCTGTACGTACAGTAAGACCAGCCATATCACCGTTCAGTGGTACATAGCGGTACACGTCGTTGTATTTGTCGTATTGATATTTGTAGCCAGAATCAATAACTGCATACGATGTTGAACGACATGCATTTCTAAATGTCACAATATCGTTTGATTCGTCTCCAGCATTCGATACAACAGTGGCACGTTCAGGAGAAATGAAAGCTACGCAATCTTTTCTCGATTCACATATGTTATCGATAATGTAATTACCAAGCTGTTCACCGTACGAACCACCACGTGCTTTGCCTTGAAGGATCAACGAAACATCAACCTCTTCAGCCGATGCAAACAGATCGTATGCCTGTGTAAGTACATTCAGCGAGCATGACGATTCATCTTTACCATCTTTACCTCTGATGAACGATCCAGTGTAAGGAAGAGTGTTTGTCGAAGAAGCAACTTCCAATGCTGTTGCCGATGCTGCGTTTGCACGATCGTTGGCAAACCACACATACGGAGAGTTAAGATTGATCACATCTTTGTAATAAATCGTGGCTCCATCGTTTGTTTTTGCATTCGTAGCACGAGACAATCCTTCATATACTTCAAGAATTGTGCCAGGAACGCTTGTGATCAAACCATCTTGATCAACAATGACAACATGGATTTCATCCTTCGCAGCAGTGTTGCCTTGAGTTGCAACAAATGTCGATGTATCAACACTCTTATCAACACTGTTGAAATATTCCCAGTGTCTCGTCACACCCGTGCTTGAAAAATCACTGGACAATTGCAAAACATCTTCAAGGGTTACGTCAACGTAAGAGTGAGTTGCATTAACTGTCAGTGCTCCAACACCTGTTATTTTGTTGTACTGTATACCAGTTGTTGTATTGCCCAAAATAACAACATCACCAATTGTGATTCCATTACGTATTGTTGTAATTACAGTGTTTGTAACTGCACGCATTGTAGTGTTCGAAGCTTCAGCAACACCACAACGGAACACCAATGTATTATCTCCGACCGAAACTGACACATCGCTGACGCTGTTATTAACATACGTATTTGAGCTTTGTGTGTTCAATGTCGATTGGAATGCTTCAGGTGAATCACACACCGAAATTTTCAACGAAGAACCAACTGCACCTGGATATTTTGCAACATACAACACGTTCGAATCCGTGGCATATTCGCCAAGATCGTCTTTGGTGTTATAATCATCTTCGTTTTTTGTAATCAACGTGGTAAGTGTACCGCCTTGAATCAAATTGTAATTGTTCGAAAGAGCAACAGCGTTACGAGAAACGGTGTCGTCCTCTTGTACAGTGTTGATCACGCTTGTATTGCTACCACCAATCAACATCAAACTGGTGTTTGAACCTGTGTATACTTGGAACGAACCTTGAATACTTGTAGCATTAATTGTCAACGAAGTAGCGTTAGCTGCTGTAGCAACACCAACAGCAATGTTTGCTCCGGTTTCATCCCTTTGGTAAACAGTCAACCCTGATTGAAATTTAGCAGGGTTAGGAAACAACAGCA